CTTCATATCGTCTGATATATTTGTATCAGCGATTAATTTTTTAAGGTTATTGCTACGCTTCTGCTGTAGCTCTTCCGAATAAGGTCCCATAGTCTATTCCTTTCATTGGACAATGCTTTCTGCTAAGCCTTACCTTGTGAGGAGTAAGGTTATGCAGTGTGGTCATATCGACTAACTTAATACCACGCAAATTGTACATCAGTGCTTCATTAGGTGTTAGAATCTTAATGTCCTTTTGTGTCTTCTGTGGTTGCACGGCATACACTCTTTCCTCATTAAGATTCATTATACCAACTCCTCTAGAATGCCTAGTCCTTCTGCTAACACTAACAGTATTCCTGCTATTGTCAAAGGCCAAAGGCTAAACAGCCAACCACCGTAGATGATAAAACCGCCCGCGGCAATTCTAATTGCACTCTTGATTAAACTTACATAAAAATGTCCCATGCCTGGATCCTTGGCTGCTGGAACATATACTCTTTCTGGTATTGGCATATTATTTTCCTTTATAAAATTCCAGTGCAAACAGCACTAGAATGGTTATCATTACTATTCCGATCATAGGTCCCATCATTGAACTCATCATAATATAAAGTCTTGTATGAAACTAATGACACCCATTGCAAAAACAACAACAATGAATACCTGTGCTATTCTGCATGCGATATAATCATAAATCATCGTGGTGCAAACTCCTGTTGCAGTTTAATATTATCCATGAACTCTTTCTTGGTTCCTGGATCCTCTTTAAAAGAACCTTCTAGCACTGTAGTTTGTGTTAGACTACTATGTGCCATAATGCCTCTATTCTCACAACAACCATGTGTTGCTTGAATGTAAACACCAATGTTCTTTGAGTTCGTTGCTTTCTTTATTTCACGTGCAATATCATTACACAGTTCTTCCTGTAGCGTTCCACGTCTTGCACACCACTGTGCAATTCTTGTGTATTTGCTAAGTCCAATAACCTTACCATTAGGAATAATGCCAATGTATGCAACACCCGTTACTGGCTGATGATGATGTGAACACACGCTCTTTAGTTCGGAACGGACCACAAGCATACCAGTGTATGCATCTTCACCATCATTAGGAAATGCTGTTGCTTTGGGAATAGGATCATAACGTCCTTGCATGAGTTCATTATAATACATTTTAGCGAGCCTCTTTGCAGTGCCTTCGCTATTTGGATCAGTTGCTCGATCAATTAATAGTGCGTCTAAAACGCCCTCAAATTTCTCTGCTGCTTCTTCAATGAGTGTTTCTTTCTCGCCTTTGAAAATGAATTCACTTACATTGTCGCCGGCCCAATATCTCTTTTTTGTATTCTGTAAACGCTTGGCTACTTCTTCATATTTTTTCAATTTACTTCTCCGATGTTAAGGCAGTGGATTGCCATGTTGCTATTGTATTGCCTTTAATAGATTTCCACAACCGAAATATTCTCCATTCAGTTTTGTTACTTGTTTATTTAGGCTTACGAGATAGTCCTCGTAATTTTCCATATAATCAATAATCTTGTCCATTACTTTCTGCTTGTGCATTTTATATGACTCCATCGAATCAGTCCATGAACTTGGATATAAGAATTCTTCCACAGCCATTTCACTGTAACTGAGCCTATCTGGAACCATAGGAAGTGCACCTACCAGTGCGCCTTCATACCAACTGATGCCTAACGTTTCTTGTAAATTTGCACTAAACACAAGTTTCGATTCACCTAGCAAGTTGTGGTATTCATTCTTTGACAGTTGCTTTTCTTGACAAACTACAAAGTTGTATTGTGGTAATGATTCTTTTAAATCTTCAAATATAGGCAGTTGCTTTTCTGGAGCAATTCTGTGCGGAAATAGCACAGTATCCGTCTTGGGCATATTCTTATACATTGCTAAAGTATTTTCCATGTATTCAAACGGCCAACCAGTTCTTACTACCTTTGCCATGTCAAGTTCAGGAAAACTTTTAAAGAACATGTCGATATGGAATTCACTTGCAAAGAAATTATGATCAAAGCATTCATACATGCTTCTTTCAGCATTCCTTACCCAAGGTTTATCGCCTATAAGCCTGCCAAGGAAATCAGCAGGATCATAACTACCAGCATGCCATAGCCCACCGATTCGAATGTTAATCCCCAGCAGTTCAGCCATATATTTAAGTTGTATAACAGTCGGGTTCCAAGCGTCTGTATATAGGAAATAATCTCCTTCATTTACTTCTCCTTTGCAAAATGCGTTAGCAATCTGCATTAATTGATTAGACTTATAAACATTAGTCCCACCAAAGTTAAGGAACGCCCCAGGTGTTGTAGCCTGAGGCGTATCCCCTCCGTTAAGAACTTGCACAGTGTGGCCGTGAGCCTTCAGCAGTTTAGGAAATTCAGTCTTCCACTGTTTAGTGTAGCGTGTTTCTACTGCTTCGAGATCAACCAGCCATATTTTCATTAGTGCTTGTTCCTTTTGTGGTTACGGTTTTTAAACTGCCGATTACGGTTGGCAAATGCTCGCCAAACATAACTGGAGTTATTATAAAGATCCTTTTCATTAAAAGGATAAAAGTTTCCGCGGTTATCTTGATTGAACCGACAAAAGTCTTTAAATTTTTCGAGGTCATTAAAGACACGATTGTAGGCTTCGCGATTGAATTGAACTGCCATTTGTTTGTTCCTTTATCTAGCATACTCAATGTGGGCACCGTTCTCTCCATCTTCACTTACGTCAATATGGACTTCACGGCCAGGATGTTTAGCAATGATCTGATTGTATAGATCATCTGCCATCATTTCACAACTCTTATAATCTAATTCAACGGTCTTCTCCTCATACAGTTTCTCAAGCCAACGCTTGAATTGAATGAACTCTATATCTCTGTCGTTGTGTGTAACAGTGATACCTACTTTAAAATGGAATATGTGTCTGTGTGGGTATCCCAAGAACGAAACATCATATTCATCACCTGTTGCCAGTGCTGGATCTTCCAGTGCTGCAGGATACTTGTGGATACCTTCCTTACGGAAAGTTACCCAAATCATACGTTTTGCTGTATTCATAATACGTCTGTGATTGTCTTCTGCCATTGCTTCTTTCATCATTTCATCAGTTATGCTCATAGTATACTACCTTTTTTGTTAGTTGTCATCCACTATTTTATCGTTTTTGTATTCTTCCCATTCAGTAAATTTTGAACGATCCATTAAGTCATGCAGTGCATGGCACCAAACACCTGGATTGGTTGCTTGGAAATCCTTGTCATCAATCTTAATCATTGTGTTATAATTCCACTGTTTTACATAAGGAACTGGAACACGTAGTTGCGGAATAAAGTTTTCGTATTCAACTAATGGACCATCCAAGAATAGTTCGGCAGCATTGAGTGGAATATCCAAACTACACAAATACCCGTCTTTAAGAAACGGCTCAATCATTTTATCCCATTCTTCGTAATAGTCTGCACTGTGTTTTTGCGAAGCAGGATCATAACTGTGATTGGCACCGAAAAATATATGTTTATGTTCGTTTAAGTGTTCACGAATGATTGGGGCTGAATTAAGCCCTGTAACAAATAATGTAAGTTTTTTGTATGCAGGAGTCTTTTCAACTTCAAATCCTGAAAAGAATGTAACATCTTCGGCAGTGCCAGTTTCATAATCACGTTTCATTATGCGTGTTCCTTCTCAATCCTATAAATTTCTTGTTTCATTTTTAAACGATTCTTTTTCATTTCAGATATTTCTTCGTCCATGAACTTTCCGGTTTTTTCCATACCATCGATCTTTTTATCTAGATGTCGATGTGTTTCTTTTAACCATTTAAGTCTTTGAGTATAGTCACCCATCTTAGGCCTCCTGTAGTTCAGTTTCCAGTTTATCTAGTGCCTCATCCTCTCTATCGTCGGACCAAGGCGTCTGTTCTTCTCCTTCGTCATTTACTTCAACGAACATTCTGTTAAATTCGTTAGTAACACCGCCACGCAGTCTTGCACCTTCTAGGTCTCTAAGGAAACTGTCTGCTTCTTTAATCATTGCAAACGCTGCCTCTTTAGTTGGCTGCTCGAACAGTTCTTCAACAAACTTATCAAAATATAAAATGTTACGTGGAACCCAGTCACTGTATTCGTCACTCTTATCTGCTTCCTTGACCTTTCTCCAACGTCTCCAGTCTGGACGTTCCTTAGCCAATTCAATATCAGTTAAGTTATTAGCACGTTGAACAGCAACAATGTGTTGATAAACATTGTGTGCCATCATAAGTGCATACCCAAAACTATCCCACGATGTTTTTCCTTCCTTGCCAATCTTGTTTAGCATTCCTGGAGCATAGTGGCATATGTCTGCGATGCTAAGGCGTCTGCCAATTTCGCTTTCGAACGGGAAAGGAATATCATGCCGCTTGGCAAGACTCTTATTATCAGGGGCCTTGTCCATAATAACGGACCAACGTTTACTTGTGTGTTGGCTGTTAGTATACACCAGCCCATGTGCTGTAGCAATAAACGGACTTGCGCAGTCGAAACTGATTGTAAAGTTTTCATTAATGTGTTTCCTAACCTGTCGTTGAATAGAAGTAAGATAGCATGACCAATCAAGTTGAGCAGTTCCTAGAAAGTGCATCCAGTCCTTGCCTTCTAGCATACCATCAAATTTTAATGTTATTAAACGCTTCAGTGTAATAGGCATCTTGCACATATTAGCACCACCCATTGCCCAACCTTCACAGGCTTTGTCACCCCAAACTTTAGTGTCGGAGAATTCTTTGACACCATCATACCACTTCTCAGCAGTATCCCAGTCTGAACCCTGTAATACGTTTAGGAACTTAGTAGCACCAAGCCTACGCTCTAACCAATACTTGTTATTAAAACGTGTCTTGTCCAAGCAGTCTTGAAAGTCTTTAAGTCCTGTTTTAGGAGCATGAATATGATCACACGCCCAAGTCGGAACATCAAGCAGCATGGACCAATCTGCTGTAAGCTCTAACCAGTTAAGAATATCATCTCTTGTCTTGTTAGCGGCAGCACCTTCAAAGTTTAACCAATCAAACTTTAATACACCCTTACCAACCTGGTAACCACCTGAGTCACCTAGTATCATAGTCTTGCCACGATCACGTGTTTGCACCATTGCATCTTGATCCATTGTCTTTTCCAAGTTCAATTGTGCATGACCCGCAGAATACAGTCCATACTTGTATGTGTAGTATCCTTCTTCTTCATTTAAAAAGTTCATGCCTTCGATACCACGATCAAAGCCTTGTGGAATACGATCCTTTGGAATGAACTCTCCCTTACGTTGTTTAGCAATGTATGTGCTAAAGAAAGAACTAATAGCAGGCAAATACACTGCGTAGTCTTTCTGTAGTGGTGTTAAGTTTACTGGTTTTTTCATATTGTTATTTAGACCGCCTGTGCTGGAATGATATATTTGTAATTTGCTAATCCACTGTCAAGTGTAATCTGAATAGCACCCTCATTTGAAATACTCATTTTAGTGTTATTAACATCTGCAATTTTTAAAATAGCAAGAATACTAGCAACAGGCCAAGTCCATCCTCTATCAAGAGTACCTTCTACATTAGTAGCAAAGATAAATTCACCACCGTGTGTGCTTGCATCACCAAAGATAAACTTTAAGTTACCATCTTCGGTCTTTGCTAAGAATGTTGGATGTTCAGGATTAGCACCTGCTTGGAAATTAAAACGCTGTACACCTGGCAATGTTGGAACAACTTCTACATCCCAGTTCACGCCACGAAACTTTACAGTTTTCATTTTTTCATTAATAATTTCCATGTTCATGAAACGATAGTCATTTTTAAAATCACCATCTTTATTTTCAAAGTGAATTCCTACTGGAATTGTTTCACTATTTCTTTCTGCTGATGTAATACTAATTTTAGCATCATCCTTGTATTCACTACCATCTAACAGATACTTTAGTTTCTGTAGTTGTGGCATACCGAATGTTCCGATCATATCTGGATACGGATTATGTGTGTCTGCTTCCATAATTACTGATCTATCATCAGCCATTGAAAACATAGACGTTGCTGCTTCTTCACCAGTCACTTTCACAGTAGTTAGGAAACCTAAGTTCTGTGTGTGACCAACGATATCTTGTAAGATGTCTTTCATTAAATTCTCCTTGTTAACTTACATTATATTTTGGTTTTGTCTTTATTGCAAGAGTTTTTTTTACCAAATTACTCAAAATCAAAAAGACTGTTAAAATTGTTATCATTACGAGTTTGACTTATATCCCACTCTAGTACTCCGATTAAGTTTTTAAGTTTTTCATCAATAACACTGTTCTCCATTTCTATGTCGTTGAATGGCAAATCTTTAAACCATTCAGGTAGTCGAAGTTCATCTACAGGATATGCAATACTCGTATACCCCATAGGATTGTCTTTTACTTTACAAACAATAACCTTTGCACCATCTGTAATGTTTACAGAATACTTGTCACCATTCATACGCTTTAGTGTATTCCAGTTGATGCTTGCTCTTACGTGCCCAGGCATGTTTGCTTTACCTTGCTTCGTTTCTTTGGCTCCGTACTCTGTAATCTTGTTTGCACGTTTGGGAGATCCTTTTTCCCAACCTGGTCGTGCTTTAAATTCTGTTCTAAATTCTGTAATATATTCTAGTACTTCTTCTTTTTCTTTTCCTGCCAGAACCATTTCCAATACATTACTTAGAAAGTCTTGGATGACAACCGGAGTATCCGAACGCTTGAGATCAAGCCCCATTGCTTTAATTTTGCCTGGCTTGCCCTCTGTGTCTGTTCTAAAACCCTCGATATCATAGTAAAGAACTGCGTATCTTTTCTTTGTAATGAATAGTCCTTTACTAGCAACAATCTCTCTAGCAGCCGCAATAACTTCCGAACGCTTCTTAGGACAGTGGAACGCTTGACTCATAAACTTAGGAAATGTTGCGTTTGCATTTTCACCTATAGTATCATACAGTTCAACTACACTATCTTTTGTCCACGGAATGCTACCTGCTTCAATATCTTTCTTTAATGTGCTATATGCACTAAAGTATGTGGAGTCAGTATCACCATACACAATTGCTTTGCCTGTGTGGTTGTATTCACCTGTAATTATCTCATTGATCTTTGCAGCCATGTGTTGTGTAATGGATCTACCTGTAAGTGTAACACTTTGACCAATCCTATTGTCGAAAAACCTACAACCAGGATTAAGAATAGCACCATACAAACTGTTAAGTAAAATCTTTTTAACCAACTGACGCTTTGCCCAGTATTCTTCTTCAATTTTGTTTCCTGCATTTTGACTTTCTTTCTGCTTTGCCTGCATTTCTTTACGTTCTTTATACCAACGTGCAAGTAGTCCTGGAATAATACCTTCTTTCTCATATGTAAAGATTGTGCCATTAGCACTCAACATCCAGGGTTGATTGCTATCATAAATTAAATCATATACTTGTGCGGCACTGATAGTGTCTTCACCGCCTTTTTCCCAGTCAATAGTAATTTCTCTACTAATTTCTTTGTCCATTACAGAGCTATATTCTACACTGCCAAACATTCCTTCCCAAGCACTGGCAAAAGATTTGCCTTTTGCCATTTGTGCATCAATGTAGGCTTTTGTACCATCTTGACGTAGTTGTCCAACAACTGTCTCAGGACCCATATTAAGAGCTCTAATAACACTTGGATATAGTGAATTCAAATCAACACTGCCAATCCACTCATGGATACCTTTCTTTGGATATGCAACATAAGCACCTGCTGCTGGTTCACTTCCCTTTTCACGTTTCACTCTGTTGGGAACAATCATTCCTCGTCTGTGTGCTTCGTTAATAATACCTTGCTCTGTAACAGCAACAGCACCCATTGTTGTTGAAATCAATACTGTGTTTTCATGTGCAATAGTATTTGCTAGATCAATAAATTTAAGTTTCTTATCTAGTTTATCAAGTAGTGCAGTATCCTGTCTGTTATATTCAATGAATGTTCTAAAGTCGTTGTTGTAAAGAGCATCAAGACTTCCTTCATAGACAGTTTTCTTTTCACCAACTTCTAGTTCGCCAATAGCATCAAGTCTATATGTATGGCGTTCTTCATAGTTGTATTTTCTATACAGTTCCAAACTATCAATATGCACACGCCCGATTAGATCATATGTTTGTGATTCCTTGCCAAACTTTTCATAAATTCTTTTCTTAGGCTTTTGATCCCACAAACACAAACGTCTGGTATCATCTGCACTTAATACTTTGATGATTCGATTGACTGTATAGGGCATATCAAAACCTTCACTGTTCCAGCCACTTAATACATCTGCATCTTGAATAAGATCTAAAAACGCATCAAGCATATCCGCTTCGTTTTCATAAAGTATTGTGTTTGGAATACCTTCAATTGCCTTTTGTGCTTCTGCCATCGATAGTGTCTTAGGAGGAATAGCCAAACAAATTAGTTCCTCCATCCATTGTAAATGTACAGCAATAGAAGTAATAGGCATAAATGCATCTTCTGGTGAAGCATATCCACGCTCAGGATCGAAATCAACCTCAATATCCCAAAATGCAACATTTAGTTTAGGAGCGTCTATGTTTAGATAATTGTCTTCCAAACATCGATAGATTGGATTGATATCGCTCTCATATAATTTTTTGTTAGAGTGTATTGCAAGTTCCTTACGCAATTCTTTAATATTCTTTGCTGTTACCCGTTGTAATTGGTCGCCGAATATCGAAGTGTGTTTTCCTCTAGGATCCTTGTAATAAAATATGTGTCTTGGATTATATTCTCGGTAATGTCGCTTGCCTTTATCATCACGCTCAACAACATTAATTATATCTTGGTCTCGATTGTACCAAGCATCTACGTAACTCATCTTTTCTCCTTTATGTCACTTAGGGCTGACAAATACCTAAAAAGTCCTTTTGTGGCGGACAACACCTTCTTCATTAATACTTAGCCTGTAACAATGCCCAACACCTGTTTAGTGATTCCGTAAGCATAGATTATTGTTAGAACACCATTTAAAACAATTAAACTTCTTTCGTTCCATAAAAATCCTACTATTGTCCATAGAGTGGAAGCAATAGCGAATCCGTATACTCCATACAGCTCGTTAGGAAATTGAGAAAGCAAAGTTGCTGCCGAAAGAAGAACTGCTGTCGCTGTCCATGCTAACGGTTGATATGGTTTACTCTGTTGTATTGTTTTCATCCTCTTCCTTATCTTCTACTACTACATCATCGGGCGGCAATATTGGCATACCACCTCTGTCAAACCATCTATTATCATCAGTAACGTAGCAATGGGATTTAAAATTATTACCATCCGTGCCTTTTTTAATTAACTGCTTCTTCTTAATGTTGCCTTTATATTCTGTATAGTCTGCATTAACTAATCTTAATTGTCCAGATGGATTGCCATAAATTCTATCTGCAGGCTCGCCATTAGGTCCTATATTATTTGAAACTATTATTTTACCATCATCCATTGCGTTTATCAATCGCTTCTTTGATGTGCTTTAGATGATCAGGAACTTCCCAACCAAATACCGATGCTAGATTAACTCCGCTACTTTCGTATTGTTCTTCCTTTGCACCTTTTTTCATACCAAACCCATAACCACCTTTGGTCTTTGTGTGTATCTTGGGGTCATAATGGGATACATTTTTATAGTCCTGCATTGATTTTTTCTTTCGTTGTTTAGACATTTGTTTATATAGTAACACAAAGACAATGCTTTGTCAACTAGTTTTTACCACCAACCTGATGCTACACCGTAACCAAACACATTTACTATAGCAAAGTAAAATGTTAACAGTGTTACCCATGCTGCACCTCTACGTAAAGATGCATAACATTGTGTAATACTACCCACAAAGAATCCTGGATATACTATAAGCATGTTAGGATCTCTTGCTGTTAGAGCAAGTGTCATGCTTGCACCAACCGTGAATATGAAACTGACAAGTTCGAGTGCAAATGCAACTCTATCACTCTTATAACTGTTAATCCAAAATAGTGTAGTTTGCTGGAGTAGTTTATTCGTCATCTGCACGTGGGCCACTAACATCATCTGGTAAGTTCTTGGTAATGCCCAAGATGCTTTCAATTTCAGTCCATTCTTCTTCGTGCTTGTTCCAATCACCTTTGTGTGCGATCTTAATTGCTTTATTAATTACAGTAGGCTTAATTTGAAGTTCTTCTGCTACTGCTTTTACAGTATCTTTTAATCCTTCATTTAAATCTTCCACTTCACGCAATACATTAGAACCTTCCTTGATTAGGCGTTCTAGTTTTGCTTTTTCTTCCGGTCCGTAACTTCTAGACATATCATTCTCCTTGATTTAGTGTTATATTATACATTATATACGGTTGTCTGTCAACTATTACCTATAAATTTTCCAACCATTTTGTTCCACCAAATTTAAAACAAACGCACTTTCTTTGTTATAATCGTGCTGACCCTTGTTTCTGGTTTCATAAAATGTTCTAGTCTTTTTAAAGTCAAAACCAAAAATACTTATGTTGTTGTTGTTCATTTCGCTTAGATAATATAAAACCTGCAATCCTGTTGACGGAGGCGCACTCAATTTATTTGCTAACCATTCTGATTGAAATATTGGTAACTTAATTTTTCTGGTGTTGAATTTTGCTTTTCTAACTTTATATTCAAATTCTTTCTTGTTTGGGGTGAATATCAGTGTATGGAATTTTGGAGTTTGGGTATTGTATTTTTCAAAAGTATTTACTTCACTGGATGCTAGATAGTCCCAACGGCTTCCTTGAGATTCTGTATCAACTATGTCAGCACGATTAAATCTAATAGTGGGAAGACTGTCGATAATTTTTCCATTAGTTTTTGAAAATATGCTTTCAGCATTTCCAATAACATTCAATGGCTGGTTTAAACTTTCTAACATGTAGATATTTAAGTCGTAAAAAAAGCCGGCAGTTGAATACCGGCTTTTTAATTTATTTAATTAGCAGTCTGGTCCGCAGTTACAATTGTCACCGCAGTCGCCCTTACAAGCACATTCTGGTCCGCAGTTGCACTCTTTGCCTTCGTTTAAACCTTTTTCAACAACGTCATACATTTCAAAACGTCCACCGTTTCTTTCATATACTAGTGCTGCAAAAATTTCTTGTTTGTTTGATTCTTCAACTTTTGAAACAGCAACTCTGTTTGCCCAAGTCCAAAGTGTATCATCAAGTGGGTCAATCGCCTGTTGTCCGCCACTTTCTTTTACTGTCTTCATCATTTCTACAAATGACATTTTAGGTTCTACTGATTCTTTAACGGCTTTCTTTTTCTTCTTGCCGTAAGCACCTTCGTCCATATCTTTTTCTTTATCATCGGACGTCTTGCCTTTTTTCTTATCTAGCATTTTTTGGAATGCTGCTTTTTGTTTAGCAGACTGTGCTTCTACAATTTCGCCATCCATGTCTTTAAATGTCACAGATTCATTTTTTTTCTTCTTGTATTCTTCCATACATGCTTCGACCATTTCTTTTAGTTTCTTTTGATCGCAGCCTGAATATTCCTTGCAAATTGCAGCCTTACTCATGCCCTTGCCGCACATTAATAAAACTTCTTTCTTGCTAGGCATTTTTTCTTTGTTGTCGCCTTTTTCTGCTTTGACAACTTGTTCTGCTTCTTTTACAGGCTCTTTCTTTTTCTTAGCATCTTTAGCAGCCTTCTTCATAGGTTCTTTCTTGTCGCCATCTTTGTCCATATCAAGAAAGTCTGGTTTTGCTGCTTCTTTTACTTTTGAATCTTTTTTCGCTTCAGTAACTACTTCTTTAGCACCTAGCGAGATACCTGTTGATTCCGCCAGTGATGAATAATGCTCTAGATCTTGACCTGGCGTAGTCGGATCTAAGTCACGCATTTTTGTTATAATTTTTCTAAAGTCCATAGTAGTTTCCTTTGTATAGTAAGTATTTATCTTCTTACTGGGTTCTCTCCAAATATGCTGTTCTTCATATCTAGTGCATTTTTAGCAGTTCCATTGGCTGCTTTTGGCTGTTTAACTTGTGGTTGTGGAGGTGCTTTTGTGCCTGATTTTCCACCCCAAGGACTGCCCGTATAACTCTTCTTGCCACGTGCTTTTCCTGGGCTTAAATGCGGTGCTTCAACACTCGCTATATTACCCGAACTAGTAGCACCTGCCGTGGCACTTTCTCCCATGCCTGCTAGACGCTTAATTCTGTCTAATGCTTTTCCTGGCAAATCAAAAATGTTGGAATCTTTTCTTATGTGATCTGCAAGCTCTTTAATTCTAGCACCTTTTGCACCGCCGTATTCAACACCTTTTTTATGTATTTCATCAGCAAAGTCTTCCATGTTGCCACGACCTCTAAGAAGTTCAGCAACTTGATCTTTACTAGCGTTGCCTCTAATATATTGTTTGAATGTGTGTGCAAACTCTCTATTTTTAGACATATCGTCTAAGGATTCTTCATCGATATCCATCATTTCATTGGCATCCTTGTCCAATGCTGCCTTGCGTTTCATTATTTCTTTTTTAAGTTCAGGATCCTTTGATGTGTTTGGATCTGCTTGTAGATCCTGTAGTGCTTTCTTTTTTGCTTCTAGATCTTCTTTATCGCGTGTTGGTGTGTATTGGCTTTCATCCTTCACATCATCATGAAAAGGACTGTGCTTTTTGTATAATTCTCTGTCTGGATCTACCTTATCGCCTAGGCTTCTAATAGCATCTGCT